TTACATCATCGTATTGGTGGTGTAGCTATGGGATCAGCTGCTCTAGGTATGGGACCACTTGAAGATGTTAAGCGAGCATTCTTTGTTAATGCTGTACCATTTGAAAGACCATTTCATCTACACGTATTGGGTGTAGGTGCATTAAAACGTATCTTGCCATATTTGTTGTTTAGTCAAACTGGCTTATATGATGGCATTGATATTTCATATGATTCGACAACACATTCTATGTCTTTAGATAATGGATTGTTTTATTTTTCACATAGCAAGAAAAAGAATCCCGGTGATTATGGTGGCTCATCTGTAAAAATGGGAAGACCATTTTCAAATATCTATAGAACAGTTGTTGCAGAAATTAATGCTGTGTGTGGCACAGAATATACCGCAGAAAATTATCATAAATTAATGAATATTTCTGTAGGCGAATATCTTGAAAATGGCGGCAAATTTGTAGATGTTATGAGAGCCAGACTTGCATTTATCTTAACTAATGTGCATAACTTCACATTAGATGTTAGTACACTTATGAATTCTAAAGAAGAATTTTTAAGATTCTGCAGAGATAAAAATTGTGAGAACGAATTTTCAACATTATTCGATGTGAAAAACACTGATGATTTTCTTTATTGGGAAAAGAACGTTGGCAGGTTTATGGATTCAGAACCTGTTAGCGAGGTAGCCCCATCAACACTTGAGGACTTATTTGCATGAACAAGAGTTTTATTTTTGTTACCTTTCAGAAGGAAGGTATTCATCGTTACCCAGCAGCGGCAACGGATCCGAAATTAGCAACAAAGCGTTTTGGTAAACCAGATGATCATTGGCTAGATGTGTCTTTCCTTGCAGACTTGCATAGACACATTTTTCATTTCCGTGTTGAGATGGAAGTGTTTCATGATGATAGGGATGTTGAATTTATACAAGCAAAGCGTACTATTGAACGCTGGTATAATGAAGACACATTGCAATTGAATCACAAATCTTGTGAGATGATTGCTAAAGATTTACACGCAAAATTAATTGCTCAGTGGCCTGATCGAGATTATGTAATCGAAGTCTCAGAAGATGGCGAAAACGGTTGCAGAATGTATTTTACTAGGGATTGATAATGGGAAAATTATATTATATGGGTTTGGAGCCGTATGAAGGTCGTTATACCTTGCAGCTTCAGCATTGGAGTGAGGCAGCATTTAAGCGCCGAGGTATTGATTATGAAGTAATTCATGGTGATATTTTAGATGACTCTAAAGCAATTGTAACAGGACAAGTGCTTGATGCACACGGTCGTAGTTATTATTCGCTGACACAGATGGCTAATCTTATTAAGAAGATGAAAGCTGGTGAAATTACATACGAAGATACAATCTTTTTTGAAGATATGTTTACTCCTGGTATTGAGGCATTGCCTTATATTATGGATCAAGTAAGTTATGAGTATCAGCCTCGAATATTTGTTCGTTGCCTTGCACAATCTATTGATCCAGATGATTTCGTTCACGTATGGGATATGCAGAAGTGGATGGGTCTATATGAGAAAATGACAGACCAATTTGTTACAGGTGTACTTGCATCTAACGAAGAGATGGTTGCTCATATGAAAATTGCAGGTTGGGAAGCACCAATCTTTAATATCTCTGGTTTGGCATTTGACAAAGATGAAGTTCGCAGTCGTGTAGTGAAACAGATTCCTTTTAATGAGCGCAAACTTCGTGTAGTGTTTGCGGCAAGATTCGATCAAGAAAAACAACCTGATTTCTTTATGGATCTAATTGAAAGATACCATACACTTAATCCTGCTGTAGAATTTGCTGTTTTATCAGGCGGTCCTTTACGTAGTAACAATCAAAAGTATTTGGATCGCGCGCGAGCATTGGAAAAGACTCATAATTTTAAAATCTATGAGAATCTTAAAAAGAATGAATACTATGAGTTGTTAGGTGATTCCCGAGTATTATTTAATTGTGCATTACAAGATTGGGTAAGTAATACGGCATCAGAAGCAGATGCACTAGGTACAAATTGTTTGTACCCTGCGTATAGATCATTCCCTGAAACATTTGCCAATGATCGTGAATGTCTTTACATTCCATGGTCACAAGATGATGCAGTGTTTAAACTAAATAGTTTATTGTTTCAAGAGCGAGCCAATCTAGGCAAATTAGCTACTTGGACATCTAATACTATTGATCGTTGTATAGATATTATGTTCAATGCCGAAGGATCACATTGGTGGCGAGGTGGTAAGGATTACAGAGATCATGTCCCAGCAGCAAAATATTAAAACAGTTATAGTCACAGGTGCCGCCGGTTATATCGGTGGCGCTATTTGTATTGAACTTAAGAAACAAGGCTATAGAGTAGTTGGTGTCGACAGGCGGGTTAGTTCTCACTTAGAATCATACTATGATGAATTCATTCAATGCGATTTTATTGATACTAAATCATTAAACTGTATAGCTGATAATATACCTGATGCAATTATTCATTGTGCTGGTACTAGTTTGGTTGGCCCAAGCATGTCTGACCCAATAGAATATTATGAAAATAATGTTGCTAAAACTGCAAAGTATTTGGAATATATTACCAAATATTCTCCAGGTACAAAATTCATTTTTAGTAGCAGTGCTTCGGTGTATGGCGACCCTGAAAAAAGTCATATGCTATTTGAAAAATCAGATACTAATCCAATATCGCCATATGGTGAATCCAAACTAATGACTGAGATGATGCTTAATTGGCACAATAAGGCATATGGTTTGCAGTATGTATCATTTAGATATTTCAATGCTTGCGGTGCGGTTGAAGGTGGCACACACGGTCAAGAACCAAATGCTACTCATATTTTTGCTAAAATTTTTGAAGCAGCGCTAAACGATGAACCATTTACAATGTATGGTATAGATTATCCGACAAAAGATAAAACCTGTATCAGAGATTATATTCATGTCACGGATATTGCCAAAGCACACATCTTAGCTATTGAGAATAATATCAAAGGCATATATAATATAGGTTCAGTCAAAGGATATTCTAATCTTGAAGTATTTGTTAAAACAGAAACCTTTTTAATAGATCAAGAAAGAATTAACAACGGCATTGTTTTCAATGTTGCACCTCGCCGTAATGGTGATCCTGCAATATTAATTGCAAATTCTGAAAAATTACAATCTGAAACTTCTTGGAAGCCGGAATGTAACTTAGATAAAATTATCGAAGATTTATTCGATTGGTATGATTCTAGGGCTTTTCAGAAAATGACAAAGAGGTCTCCGGCATTCACCCCTCTCTAAATATTCTGCATGCCATCAAACTTACTCAGAGAGGCAAGAGATGGCAAAATATATCTCAACAAAAACATATAAACAAATAGGTCCCGTAGCATACAGACAATGGAGAGCTGATAGTCATTGTAATCTAGTTCATGGATATGCACTATCATTTCATTTTGAATTTGAATGTGACACATTGGATGCTCGTAATTGGTGTATGGATTTTGGTGGACTTAAACCATTAAAAGAAAAATTAGAGGATTGGTTTGACCATACTCTATTAGTCGCACAGGATGATCCTATGCGAGAACATTTGCTTGAATTAGGCAGATTAAAATTAGCAAAAATTACAGAAGTGGAGAAGACAGGTTGTGAGGGGATTTCTGATTTTCTTTATGAGTATATTAATACTATCTTTCTCCCAATGTATGGCAAAGCCGAAGCAGAACGAGTCTGGTGCAGTAAGGTTGAAGTACGAGAAACAGATGCAAACATGGCAATGAGAGTCGGTCACAGAGAAGATAACGAATTTGAATAATTTATAAATGACAGCTGTACTTCAGATTGGTGATATAGATGTATTTGACAGTATATCCTTAGATGATCTTTGGTGTATAGATAAATTAATTCTATCAAAGAAGTTAGGATATGAATGTGGTCCTGCAGGTATAGCACCCACTGTTCCGGGTAAGTATGTGGTGCGCCCTATTGTAAATCTAAAAATGATGTCAGTAGGCGCAACAATACAATACCTAGATTCAGATTCAATTCCAGATGGTTATTTCTGGTGTGAGGTGTTTACTGGTCGTCATTTAAGTTTTGATTACCATTGGGGCAAACAAACGCTAGCGGTTGAGGGATTTAGAAATGATCCAATGCGCCTAGATAGATTTAGTCGTTGGACAAAAATTGATATGGACTTTAAATTGCCAGAGATACTGCAAACTGTTGCAGATCGATATCCCTGGTTCAATGTAGAAGTAATAGGTGACCGTATTATTGAAGTGCATTTTAGATACAATGATGATTTTGTTAATCACAATGCCAATACTATTATACCTGTTTGGCGTGACGAGTTTTACTCTAGCCCTGCAGGAGATAGATTGGGATTTTTATTAAAAGATATTTAAAGGAACAAACAAAATGTTTGGAACAAACTATACAGGCGGAATGACATATCGTTCTGCAAGTGAAATTAACTCAGCAATGGGCCGTGTCTACGGACATATGAGTCTTGCTGTTATGGTATCAATGTTTATTAGTTATTTTGTGGGCACTAACCCAGAGTTACTACAATTCTTTTTTACGGGTATACTAAAGTGGATTGTAATCTTTTCACCTCTGGTAGCGATCTTTGGTGTTAGCTATGTGTTAGGTAGAAATCCTAGCAAAGGTGTAGCCCAGTTATGTCTACATGGTTTTGCGGCATTAATGGGATTGAGCTTTGCAATGATCTTTGCTGTGTTTACTATGGGTAGTATTGTCAGTGCTTTTATGGGTGCAGCAATCCTATTCGGTGTTATGAGTGGCTATGGTTACTTTACTAAACAAAGTCTAGATAGTCTTGGCAAATTTATGTTTGTTGGATTAATTGCTATCATTATTGCTAGTATAGTCAATATTTTTATCGGTAGCACTGTAATGCAAATGGTTATTAGCGCATTGGCAATTATTATATTTTTGGGACTAACAGCATACGACACACAAAAGATTCGTGAAGAACTTAGTATAGAAACTAGCGATAGCGCAGAGGTGCGTGGAGCATTAACTTTATACATGGACTTCATTAACTTGTTTATTAACCTATTGCAACTGTTTGGTGACAGGAAATAATAATAAAGAATGTTAATGTTACAAATATTGAACAAGTCAATAACGCCACTATGCGTTATATTAGCCGCAGTATCTTACTCAAACCCAAGTCATTGCGGCGGACTACACTTAGAGATGCCATTAATGTGGCTAGTAATGGCATTAGCCCATATACCCCCGTGGATAAAAAAAGATTCTAATGAATAGTTTAGAAAAAATCTGGGCAAGAGCAACTGGTCATCTGATGGGCAATACCGATGATGATAGACCAGATGTTCCTATCCTTACATTACGAGAAGCAAAAATTGCATTATTCCTAAAAACATTCTGGGTAGCAATACATATAGTAACGTGCTTATTCATTATTATAAATGTAATACATCATTGGTAAATAGTAGGATTTAATATGAAGTGGTTTTTGAATATTTTAGAAAAATTAGACAGAAAAAGAATTATTATGGATCGTGTAAATAACGAACCATATCTCGAACGCTATTATCTTTTCCTCAAAGATAGAAAAAAGTTTCCGTTTAATATCTTCCTGCATAAATTTTTAAAGGGTGATCCTGATGATGTTCATGATCATCCCTGGCCATATGCAACAATAATACTTAAAGGTGGATACTACGAGTGGGTACCTATCTTTGATTCTAATAATAAAAAAATTAGTGAAATTGCTCGTTGGAGAAAACCTGGTCATTTTAGAACTTGTAGCGCTACTTCATATCATCGTATAGAATTAGATCCAGATATCGAATGTTGGACATTGTTTATGCCTGGTAAGCAAACAAGAGAATGGGGTTTCTTGGTTGACAGCAAATGGGTAGAAAATGAAAAATACTTAGAAGGAAAATATGAAAGAAAGTAATGTTTTAAAAGGTCGTAATAGTAAAGATGTTATTATTGATGGACAAGTAGTTGCCTTTATTAATCGCAATTCAAGTGAGTATCCAGTAGAAGTAGGTGCGGGATTTTTTGCACCTGTTCAAATTGAAAAAGAAAAAGACATTGCTTTAAATGTTGCAAAAGAACATGCCAAACAAGAATATGAACGTATCATGGAAATGGTACATATTCTACAAGAGCAAGCTAAACAACTTGTTGATAGACTAGACGCAACTGAACTAGTACACGGTGCGGAATTTGGGATGATTGTTACACATAGTAAACCGTATTTTTTATATTTTGATAGTATAAAAAATAAAAATATATTAAGCTCTATTAGTCCTATAACTTGGTGTGCAGGGCCTCCGTATTACTACAAATTTGTAGCATCGGTTCAAAAGAAGGGTGATTCTACATGGGAGTATATTGATGAAGATAGCGCTAGTAACTGATACGCATTTTGGGGCAAGATCAGACTCTCAACCATTTGATGCATTTTTTAAAAAATTCTATAGTGAAATATTCTTTCCTGAACTAGATAAAAGAGGCATTACTAATGTAATACACTTAGGTGATTGTTTTGATCGCAGAAAATATATTAATTTTAATTCGTTAAAGTCTTGCAAGAATTATTTCTTTGAGGAAATAAAAACTCGTAATATTAAAATGGATATGATTGTGGGCAATCATGATACATTTTTTAAGAATACTAATGATGTAAACTCACCAGATTTGTTATTGGGTGAGTATACAAATATCAATGCCTGGGATAAACCTACTGAATTAGATTTCGATGGTACTAGTATTTTAATGATACCTTGGTTATGTACAGATAATTTTCAAGAAGCATCTGACATGATTAAAAATACTAAAGCAAAAATATGTTTTGGTCATTTGGAATTGTCCGGATTTGTAATGTTCAAAGGTCAAGATGCACATCTAGATCACTCAGGCATGGATCCTAGTATTTTCAAGAACTTTGATCTAGTTTGTTCTGGGCATTTCCATCACAAACACGGTAAAGGCAATGTTCAATATTTGGGCAATCCATATCAATTATTCTGGAATGATTTTGACGATGACCGAGGGTTTCATATCTTTGATACTGAAACTAAAGAATTAGAATTTGTTAAAAATCCTTTTACAATATTTGAGAAGTATTATTACGATGATGAAAAAGAAGATATAACAAAAATTGATATTACTAGATTTGCATCTAAGCTAATAAAAATTATTGTAGTTAACAAAAAAGATTTTGTTAAGTTTGACGGATTCATAGAATCAATATATAAACAGAACCCAATAGAATTGAAAATTATTGAGGACTTTTCAGAGTTTGAATCTGAAGCTCTAGATGAATCTATTGACTTAGAAGACACAATGACATTATTATCTAACTATGTAGACAGCGTTGATACTGATTCTGATAAAGATCGTCTCAAGGGTATTTTAAAAACGCTATATGTAGAAGCACAACATTATGAGGAAGTATGATAAGATTTAAAGCTGTAAGGTGGAAGAATTTTTTATCTACGGGTGGTCAATTTACAGAAGTAAAATTAGATAAAACATCCACAACACTTATTGTAGGCGAGAATGGTGCTGGTAAAAGTACCATACTTGATGCTATTTGTTTTTGCCTATTTAACAAACCATTTAGAAGCATCAATAAACCCCAGTTAATGAATAGCATTAACGGTAAAAACCTACAAGTTGAAATTGAATTTGACATTGGGCAAAAAGAATATAAAATTGTCCGGGGAATAAAACCTGGCATTTTTGAAATTCATTGTCAGGGTATTTTGTTGAACCAAGATGCGGCATCTAAAGACTATCAGAAATATCTTGAAGATAGTATTTTAAAATTAAACTATAAGTCGTTTACGCAAATTGTAATTTTAGGTAGTGCTTCTTTTACTCCTTTTATGCAATTGCCGTTAGGACATCGTAGAGAAATTATTGAAGACATTTTAGATATTCAAATCTTTACTGTAATGAACAGTGTGTTAAAAGATAAAGTCAATGACATTAAAACTAAAATATCTGAAATTGATTCTGCTATTGAGTTAGGTAAAAGCAAGGTTAAAATACAACAACAGTATATTGGTACACTTGAGCAAGACAAGAGAAAGAAATTAGATGATGTACAAAAACGAATATCTGAAACGTCTACAGAGATATCACAGTTTAATGACAGAGTGCTTGACCAAAAACAAAAAGAAAGTAATCTTAAATCCTCGATATCAGACGCATCTGAGAAACGTAACAAGCGTACTGAAATGGGAGAACTCCTTCGAAAACTTTCCGAGAGAATTAAGACTCAAGAAAGTAGCATACAATTTTACCACGAACATGACGTATGTCCGACGTGTAGCCAGGGTCTTGACACAGATCACAAACACTCAGCGATCTCACTTCATACACACAAACTCGAAGAAGTTGAGACAGCAGTTCAAACCATTACCACACAATTGCAAGATATTGAAACTAGACTTGATGCGATTGCTGATATCGAAAAGAAAATCTCTGAACATACCGACACCATTATCGAACTCAATACAAAAATTATTGCAAATCAGAGTTATATACAAAAATTGCAAACGGAACTGGCAAGCAACACTAATGATACGGCAAACCTTGACGATGAAAAGACGAAGCTTAAAGCGTTGGCCAAAGAAGTTGTTGCTTCGGCCAGCGAAAAAAGCAAATTATCGGAGGATAAACACTATTTCGATATAGCGAGTATTTTGTTAAAAGACACAGGTATTAAGACTAAAATTATTAGGCAGTATCTTCCTGTCATCAATAAATTAGTTAATAAATATCTTGTTGCAATGGATTTCTTTTGTCACTTTGAATTGGATGAAACCTTTAATGAGACAATTAAATCTAGACACAGAGATGAATTTTCATATGCTTCATTTAGTGAAGGTGAAAAACAAAGAATTGATTTGGCATTATTGTTTACCTGGAGAACAATTGCTAAAATGAAGAATTGTGCTAGCACAAACCTTCTGTTACTTGATGAGGTTTTTGATTCATCTCTTGATGCTAACGGCACAGATTACGTGATGAACTTAATAAATACATTAGGAGAAGAGACTAATGTATTCGTTATTAGTCACAAAGGGGATTTGCTTTTTGATAAATTTAGAAGTATTATTAAATTTGAAAAGCATCAGAATTTTTCGAGAATTACTACTTAAAGGAATATTATGACACTAGGATGGCAACTAACAACACATACAGTAAATGCGTTTTGTTATTATGACGGCGTATTTGATGAGGATATGATAAATGGCATTATTGCAGCTGGCGAAAAAGCGGGATTGGATCAGGCATATGTCGGCGGAGGTCCAGGTGAACAAGGTAGAGTAGATCCTACTATTCGCAGTACAAAAATTGCATGGATTCCCGGTAACGAGGAAAATGCTTGGTTATATAGAAAATTGACAGACGTTGTACTAGCCGCAAATGAAAAATGGTTTGGGTTTGAATTACATAACATCGAAGGTCTTCAGTATTCAGTTTACAATGAAGGTGATTTCTATGACGCACACGTAGATCATCATTATCAAGGTCCAGGTCAGTACCCAAGAAAATTAAGTTTTTCATTGCAATTAACCGACCCATCAGAATACGAAGGTGGCGAAACTCGTTTGCACACATCGCAGACTCCGTTTGCTATTCCGCAAACAAAAGGGACTATTGCTTTCTTTCCCTCATACACATTACATGATGTAAAACACATTACCAAAGGCCAACGTAAAGCACTCGTAGGTTGGGTACACGGCCCACGCTGGAAATAATATGTCAAGTAAAATCCCTGCAGAATATTTAGATTTAAGTAACGACTTCGGATTTACGGCGGTACATGAGTCGGATGTTGCAGATCCATTCATAAGTGAAGCGAATCAAACTGCGGATTCGAAAGTTAAAGAAAAGCTAGCTAGCGTTGAAAAACTAATTCTACCTCTTTTGGTTAATTTGATGAAGAATTCGGATAAGGATTATATCCATTGGCCAAACCGCATTCCTTTAATAGAAAAGCAAATTGAGCGAATTTTGGCTATAACGAGGTCTTAGACCCCACATACTATATGGCTAACTGGGGGCTTGACAACTGCCCCTAAAGGTGTTATAATAAGGTATGTCCAAGGAGTACCTAATGTTAAACACATCTAAATCTTCAAAATCCCTTCTAGCAAAACTTCTCGCTTCTGAAAATATTACGATTGAGCATCGTAAAGTCCCTACCGCATATTTCGATACTAAGAATAGAGTAATGGTACTTCCTATTTGGAAGAACATGTCTGAATGGCTAAATGACCTGTTATTGGGTCACGAAGTAGGCCATGCTCTTTTTACTCCTGCCGAAGGCTGGCATACTGCTGTTACTGGAAATGTTAGCAAAGGTTTCAAGACCTATTTGAATGTTGTTGAAGATGTTCGAATCGAAAAGCAAATTCAAAGAAAATTTCCCGGGCTCAAAACATCCTTTATCAAAGGGTATTCTGAACTTATGCATAACGATTTCTTCGGTGTCAATTCTGGAGAACTCGATGTTGATACGCTTCCCCTGATTGATAGAATTAACCTACACTATAAAGTAGGAGCATATCTTAATGTACAATTTTCTTCTGACGAACAAGAATATTTAAATCGTTTAGATTCACTTGACACTTGGGAAGATGTATATAACATTGCTAAAGAGTTATTTGAAAATGGCAAACAAGAATTGCGAGATAAATTAGAAGATGAATTCTATGACGAAGAAGATGTAGATGAGGATGGCAATGATTATGATTATGATGACGCCGATGAAGACGAGGAAGATACCGAATATGGTGAAGGTAAACGTAGTGGATGGAGAGCAGGATCATCGGATAATTTAGACGAGTTAGATCCAGAGTCTATTACTGATAAAAATTTTCGCAAGCGTGAAAAAGACTTTTTAAGCGATGAAACAAAGCCATATTACTATGTTAATATGCCTACTCCCAAATTAGAAAATATCGTTGTTCCTTATAAAAATATTATAAAATATTATAATGATTTTAAATATCCAAATGCAGAGATTGTTGGCGTAGCTGATTTCTCATACACCGCAGACCAGGCATTGGAACTTATTGAAACGTCTAAAACAAAATTGCTAAAACGATTTTATGACACAAACAAAAAGTATGTGTCTTATCTAATTAAAGAATTTGAGCTTAAAAGAAACGCACGTCAATTCGCAAGAGCAAGTGTGTCTAAAACTGGCGAACTAGATATGAAAAAAGTATTTGGTTATAAGTTTAATGATGATTTGTTTCGTCGAATGACAGTTGTGCCAAAAGGTAAATCGCATGGTTTAGTAATGTTCATTGATTACTCTGGTTCAATGACAGACAATATTAAATCTACTATTGAGCAAACATTGGTACTTGCTACATTTTGTCGCAAAGTAAATATTCCATTCCGAGTTTATGCTTTTACAGATTTAGTATCAAATAATCTAGTAGAAGAAATGAACTATCCTAATACTGAAGAATATAAAGAATATTTGGCAACTTCAAAGTATATAAACAATCCTAAACTTGCTTCAAAGTACGCTAAGTTTTCTGAAAATGATAAAGAGTTGTGCTTAAATTCTAATGGATTTAGATTGAGAGAATATATTTCTAGCGAAATGTCTGGAACAGAATTTAAAGAAGCAGTTAAGTATTGGTTATTGGTTGGTGAATTACATTCTAATCGTAGCTGGAATTATAAACAGAGTGATGTTAGTCTTCCTCGCGAATTTAAATTGAGTGAATTCGAAGTATTAAATGGTACACCTTTAAATGAAGCAATTGTTTCTAGCGTAGCAATTGTAAAACAATTTAAAGCCAGTTATAAATTGGATGTGGTTAATACCGTGTTTTTAACAGATGGCGAATCCAATGATACAAATACGATTATAGATAAACAACGAGCAGTTGGTCAAACACATATTGGAACTACTCATTCTGTTCTTAGTTCAAATGTTATTATTCGAGACGTTAGTACAATGTCTGAAGGTAAAAAACCGCCAGGAGCAGATCTTACAGTTGGATTATTAAATTTACTTAAAAATATTACTGGAGTAAATGTAATTGGATTTTTTATTACACCACAAGCTAAACATGCTAAAAGATATATTCTAGGTAGAATTGAAAGATCAGGTACACACATAACCGATTTTGATGAGAAATTTAAATCATTTAGAAAGACTAAATTCTTTATGTTGAATAATGTAGGCTACGATGATTATTATATTATTCCCGGTGGTGATGATTTAGAAATTAAAGAAGACGGAATGGATGTCAATTCAAATAGTTCAAAGAACGAATTGAAAACGGCGTTCATGAAAATGCAGAAAAGCAAGAGTGTGAACCGTGTGCTTTTGAGCAGATTTATCGATAAAATTGCTTGACACGCAATTAAAAAGGTGTTATAATTAATTGTGAATTGAACTTAATTGGAACTTTATATCATGTCTAAATCTCATTATTCTGAAGAACAGCGCAAAGAATTGGTTGCTAAATTGATTGCCGAATTCGGCAAAGTTGTAACTAAAGAACAAATTCTTTCTTATTGTGAAACTAATAAATTGCCTAATCCGCACTTTATTGTTGCATGCCGAGAAATTAAAATTGGCAAAAGTCAATATGACTTGTCACAAATGTTTGAAACTACAAAAGTTGAGACTATGCAATCTGAAGATGTTTTCCCAGCATTACAAGCACAAATTATTCCTATGAAGAAACGAATTGCTGTAGAAATTGATAGTACTATTCCCGCAAAAGATAACACGTATGTTCCTTTTGGTTTTTACAAACAATTGGAAATGATCTTAAAATCCAAGACATTTTATCCTGTTTTTGTTACTGGTCTATCAGGCAATGGTAAGACCACAATGGTAGAACAAGCTGCGGCTAAATTAGGTCGTGAATGTATCAGGGTCAATATCAGTATTGAAACAGATGAGGATGATCTTATTGGTGGTAATACATTGCAAGATGGTAATGTAATTTATCGTGAAGGTCCTGTTCTAATGGCTATGCGTCGAGGTGCAGTACTTTTGATTGACGAAATTGATCGTGGTTCAAATAAATTAATGTGCCTGCAGAGTATCCTAGAAGGCAAACCTTATTTCAATAAAAAGACAGGTGAAATGATCTATGCTGAAAAAGGTTTCACTATCGTAGCAACTGCCAACACTAAAGGTCGAGGCACAGAAGACGGTCGTTTTATTGCAGCTCAGATTTTGGATGATGCTTTTCTTGAGCGATTCCCAATTACTGTAGAACAAGAATTTCCGTCACCGGCGATTGAGAAAAAGATCATTGCTAATAAGATGGAATTCTTTGGCAAAGTCGATACGGAATTTGCGGACAAATTGATTAGCTGGGCAGAAGTTATTCGTAAAACCTTTGAAGAAGGTGGTGTGGATGAGATTATCAGTACACGTCGTTTGGTAAACATTGTTCAAGCATATTCAATCTTTAATAGCAGAGAAGACGCAATTACTTATTGTATCAATAGGTTTGACGATGACACAAAGACTGCATTCATGGATTTGTATGTTAAAATGAGTACACCAGAAGTTGTCGTTGAAGAACAACCAACTGTAAACAAAGTGGATGACGAAATTCCATTCTAATAATAAATTAATCTAACACAAGGACGCTTCGGCGTCCTGCACCTTTCTTTATGCACACTAACGAAATAGTACACGACACATTTATCCCAAGGTGGTTTGGGCGGCTTGGTAATAATATTCAGCAAATTTCTAATGGAATATATTTCTGTGAAAAGAATAAAGTAAAATTTACGTCACCAGATCATCCATTTATTAATGCTATTGAATTGACATTTGGGGACAATGAATTTAAAATAAACGAATCATCTCACAATTGGTTTTATTTTTTTGAGGGACCTGATAAAGATTTCGATGTAGATATAACCGATTTAAATTTTAAACGAAAAGAAATATGTGAAAAATATATTCTACCAAATTTAAAAATTGATCATGATGAAATAATAGAATCGTTAGATGATGTATGTGTCGTACATATAAGAAGCGGGGATTTGTATACCCATTTTCCTAACTCACATACTCAAAATCCATTACTATATTATTTGGAATTATACAACTTGTTTCATGGTAAAGTAATTTTTCTAGCTGAAGATAATATAAATCCTATAGTGCCTTGTTTGTATCAGACATTAGGTGATAGTATTGATGTTAGATTTTTATCTGTTCAAGATGCATATTCCTTTATGTTAAAGGCAAAAAACCTAGCAACATCTGGAGCTGGCAGTTTTGCTATTTCATCTGCATTTTGTTCTAAAAATTTAAAGAACTTTTATTGTACCAATCTATTCATAGAACATAGTTTGAATCCTTTAATGTTAAAAGAACAACTTAATGTTTTTATAGCGGATATCGCAGACGATAAATATTTTAAAGTAGGCGAGTGGAATTCCGCCGTAAACAATATTGATAAGATATTGAATTATAAAGAAGATATATTATTTAGGAGATTATAATATGAGTAAAAAAGTAGCCCTTATTACAGGCATTACTGGACAAGACGGTTCTTATCTAGCAGAACTTTTATTGTCTAAAGGTTACGAAGTTCACGGTATTATCCGTCGCAGCTCGTCAATCAATACAGGTCGCATTGACCATATCTACAACAATCCAGATCTGCATCTTCATTATGGCGATGTAACAGATTCTTTGTCTGTTATGAACGTATTGAAGAAACACAATCCATGTGAAATCTACAATCTTGCAGCTCAAAGTCACGTTAAGGTTTCTTTTGAAACTCCTGAGTATACTGCTATGGTTGATGGCTTAGGTACATTGCGTATTCTTGAAGCTGTTAGATTGCTTAACATGGAAAAGACCTGTAAAATTTATCAAGCATCTACTTCTGAACTATATGGTTTAGTGCAAGAGATTCCGCAAAAAGAAACAACTCCCTTTTATCCTAGATCACCGTATGGTGTAGCTAAGCTCTACGCATATTGGATAGTTAAGAACTATCGTGAATCATATAATATGTTTGCTTGCTCTGGCATTCTATTTAATCACGAGTCTCCTCGTCGTGGACACAACTTTGTAACTAAGAAAATTGTAAATGGTTTAGAGTCAATTAGCTCAGGTAACCAAGAGTGTTTATATCTAGGCAATTTGAATGCTAAACGAGATTGGGGTCACGCTAAAGACTATGTTGAAGCAATGTGGTTAATGTTGCAACAAGATACCCCTGACGATTTTGTTATTTCTACAGGTGAACAATATTCAGTTAAAGAATTTGTTGAAAGATGCGCGCCTTATTTTGCATTAAAAATTCGCTGGGAAGGCGAAGGACTTAATGAAGTAGGTATTAATGAGCATACAGGAAAAATTATTGTTCGCGTAGATGAAAAATATTTCCGCCCTGCAGAAGTAGAAACATTATTGGGTGACTCGTCAAAGGCCAAGAGTGTACTCGGCTGGACACCTAAGCATTCTTTTGATGCTCTTGTAGAAGATATGTGCATTAATTTTGCTTGAGGATAATATGTTTCCTCCTTCATACCAAGATGTAAATCGCAAAGTTGTTGAAAAATATTTAAATTATAGAAATGGATTCTTTATTGAAGTGGGCGGCGCTGACGGTTTTACTCAAAGCAATACATGGCACCTCGAAGAAGAACTAGGTTGGACAGGTATTTTAGTAGAACCTAACCCCGAAGCATTTGAGGTGTGTCGCGATAATAGACCCAACTCTAAAGTATTTAATTCTGCTTTAATTTCTCACGGAAATCTCGCAAAGGAAATTACTATGACGCATCGTCGGGTTTATTCTGACGATCCAGGATTAATGACTTCTGTAAAATCTTCTCCTATATGGAAAAATGAAAATTGGACAGCAAAAGCCTCTGCTTTAAATGAAGAGGAAATTAGATATGAATTTGTTGTTCCTACACGAACACTAGATTCAATATTAGAATCATTAAATGTAGCAACAGTAGACTTTTTTTCATTAGACGTAGAAGGATATGAATTGGAAGTCCTTAAAGGCTTTTCCATAGAAAAATATCTACCGAAAGTTCTTTTAGTTGAATGGCACGATGATATACAAAAGATAATTGATGTTGTAGATAATACTCATAAATTTACTGAAAAATTATCCCTTCACGATTATGTGTTTACTTTAAGATAGGAATAAAAATGGAAAAGAATAGCAAAATATTTGTTGCTGGTCACAGAGGATTAGTTGGATCAGCAATAGTAAGAAAATTAAAAGAAGAAGGTTATACTAATTTAATTCTTAGATCAAAGGGCGAATTAGATTTACGAGACCAACGAGCAGTTAAAAACTTCTTTAGTACAGAAAGACCAGACTTTGTTTTCTTAGCAGCAGCTAAAGTTGGTGGCATTAACTGGAACTGGACAAATCCCGGTGAGTTTATCTATGACAACTTACAGATTCAAACTAATGTAATTGATTCTGCATATAGAAATGGTTGTCAGAAACTATTGTTCTTGGGCTCAGCCTGTATTTACCCTAAGGTAACACCTCAACCAATTAAAGAAGAATACTTATTAACAGCACCGCTTGAACCAACTAATGAAGGTTATGCATTAGCTAAGATTACAGGTTTAAGAATGTGTGAGTATTACAGACGTCAATATGGCTTTAATGCTATTAGTTGTATGCCTGCAAATTTATATGGGCCTAATGATAATTTTATTCCAGAACATGGTCACGTAATTCCTGGTATTATTACCAAGATGCATAATGCTATGAAGACAGGGGATAATAGCATAGAGTGCTGGGGTGATGGTACACCAACTAGAGAATTTTTATATGTAGATGATCTAGCAGATGCTTGTTTTTGGTTGATGCAAAATTATGATAAAGCAGAATTTGTTAATGTTGGTAGTGACGAAGAACTTACAATTAAAGATCTCGTTAATAAGCTCAAAAAAGAAATGGGTTTCACAGGTAAAATTGTTTGGAACAAAGATAAACCAAACGGCACACCAAGACGCAAAATGGATAACACTAAGCTAAAAGACCTCGGCTGGAAAGCTAAAGTTACTTTTGATAAGGGCTTAAAACAAACTATTGATTGGTACAAAAAAGAAAAGGGGTTAGTATGAAATGGCCTTTAATGGGTGAAACAATCACCCTCGGTGACAGATTAAAAATGGCGCATTTTGCGCTAACAGCTAAGAAATTTACCTTCGGTGAAAAGGTTAAAAAGTTTGAGCAAGAATGGAGTGAGTGGCTTGGTGCTAAACATTCATTGTATGTTTCATCTGGAAGCACAGCAAACTTCTTATTGGTAGCTGCAGTTAAAGAATTATATGGTTTGAAGAATGGCGACAAAGTATTATTGCCAGCCTGTACTTGGATGACTAATGTTGCACCAATTATGCAACTAGGCCTTGAACCTGTATTCTGCGATATTAATGTTGATAATTTTAGTTTTGATCTTGTAGACGCAATAAAGATTTCTAAGAATCATGACATTAAAATGATCTTTGTTACTCATCTATTAGGATTCTCCGCAGACAACGAATCTTTATCTAAGATTTTTCCTAAAGCAATTATTATAGATGACGTATGCGAATCACATGGTTGTACTGATCCTAGCGGTGTTAAACGTGGCGCGAATAGTTTAGGCGCAACATTTAGTTTCTATTTTGGACATCATATGTCTACAGTTGAAGGTGGTATGGTTTCAACAAACAATACTGACCTATATGATTTAATGAAATTAAAACGTAGTCACGGTATGGCAAGAGAGTCTACAAGATTTGCCGATTATGCTGCACTTAATCCAGACATTGATAAACAATTTTTGTTTGTTACGGATGGCTACAATTTTAGAAATCATGAGATTTGTGCTGTTCTAGGTTCATCGCAATTAAAGCGTTTGACTAAAATGATTGAAATTAGGAATAGAAATCACAAATTATTTACTGATATTATAGACAAGCACGAACATTTATTTTATAATATTAAAAATTCAGCAACGAACAGCAGTTTTTGTTTACCTTTCATCTGCAAGTCTAAAGAGATTATGTTGGCAATGAAGGAAACATTTGCTGAAAATGGTATTGAATATAGACCGGTTGTTGCTGGTAATTTATTGGCACAGCCATTTTTAAATGGTTACAAAATTGAAACATCTAAAGACAGAACAAATGCAGATTTAGTTCATACTCAAGGTGTTTATATTGGTAACAATCATTTTGTAACTGAAAAAGATATGGCGTTCTTAAAACAAGTTGTGGAGAAAATTGATGACAAATTTAGGTGAGAGCATAGAACAAATTATTAAACAAACTGTTCATGATGTATTAGCAAAGGGAGATCTTCCTGACTCTGAATATATTGAAACAGATAACCTAGGCGAAGTTATTGAAAAACTCGCAATTATTCATATCCGTATGTGGATGTTGGAAGATGCAATTCAAGCTGCAAAATCAGATGAGGAAATTGCAGACTTAAAACGCAAGTGCGACATTTGCTTTAAAGTTAAAAGACCTCGTTATGTGCAAGCAGTTAATTTAATGGTCGATAATGCAATCAGAACAAACAGATCATTAGTAGAAGATTCTGTAAAATTATATAAAGGTGTTAAGTAATGTCTAAAATTATTTTCTTTAATCACTATCACCGAGGTGATTTGCTAACACATAAAGAGTTTATTCGTCAACTACAAAATGAGTTGCCTGATTTTACTTTTGAGTATATGCATTTTAATCACCCCAAATTAACCAGAGATTTAAATATTCCTGTAATTGGTGCACCTGAAAATTTAGATGCAAAGACTCCTTTCTATCAAGACGAAGGTGTGTTGTATATTAATACTTGGATCGGTTGTTTCTGGGATATTTTCTGTGAGCATGGTGGTATTAATATGAACTCACTGTGGCATCAATGGGATAAAATCTTAGATACAATTAATGGTCATTTTAATACAGAAATAGCATTACGAGCAGAAAAAGAATCGTATCTACCAAAGATTGATTTTACAAAATTTGATGTGTCTAGTATCGATGAATTTTTAAAGACCAATACTAATAAAAAGATTCTAATTTGTAATGGTCCGCCGAAGTCCGGTCAATCATTCTCAGACAATATGCAAGACTTCATTAATCTTGCTGCAGAAGAATCTCCTAGCATCGATTTTATTTGCACTACAAAATTTGATACTACATTAAACAATGTTTTATTTACTGATGATATTATTGTAGATAATGAAGTTGAGGACAAGCGTGCTCCATGGGAAGATCGAGAAGTTAACAACTGCGACTTGCAGGAAATTTCATACCTAAGTGAACATTGTGACGCAATCGTAGGTAAGAATTCAGGACCGTTTGTCTTCTGCGAAACATATAATAATTATATGAATCCAAATAAAAAGTTCTTATCATATAATGTAAGTTGGGGTATTGGTAAACCACCTACAGAAACAATGTCAAATGGCTTAGATATTAAGTGCAAATATACTATTACACCTATTAGTGATATTAGCACTTTATCTTCAGACGATATAGCAAACATTCATAACTCTTTGAAAGAATTGACTGATAGCCTATGAAAAAATTAAAATTAGGGTTTGCTGACACCCACGACCATCTAAGTCAGTTCTTTTATAGCTTATTGTCTAATCGGTATGACATTGAAATTGACAATGAAAATCCTGACTATTTGATCTTCGGCGACGAAAATTTCGGTACAGAAAATAAAAAATGGTCTAAAAAGGATTGCGTTAAGATTTTCTATACTGGTGAAAATCGTAGACCCGATAATTATGATTGTCACTATGCAATATCATTTGACCACAACTACAATAATTGGCATTATCGTTTGCCTTTGTTTGTGATCTATATGTGGTCATTGGATATGATTCATAATACAGATTATAAGTATTATCATATTTTAGGCGAGCATACACCTAAAGAGAAAACTTCATTCTGTTCTTTTGTTGTATCAAATCCAGGTTGCGAAGAACGTAATGACTTCTTTAAACAACTTAATGCCGTTAAACCAGTAGACAGCGGTGGTGCTTTATATAATAACATCAAGGCAAAATTAGATGGAGAAGTTGCTAAGATCGATTTCTTATCAACAAGAAAATTTAATATTTGTTTTGAGTCTGGATCAAATCCTGGTTATGTTACAGAGAAAATCCTTCACGCATTCTATGCACAGACTATTCCTATTTACTGGGGTAGTCCAACAATTGCATCAGATTTTAATACTAACTCCTTTATCAATGTACACGACTTTGGTAGCATGAGCGAGGTTATGTACTTTATTCAGAAATTAGATGAAGACGAAGATCTATATAACAGATTCTTAAATTCACCTAAGCTTGCTGGAGGTGTACCTCGCGATTATATGATATTGAACAATTTCTTAAATTGGTTTGATTCTGTAGTGTATAATAAAATTGATATGAGAGCTTAATGAAAATACAGACCTTTATCTTTAATTGGCAAGGTCAGTATGAAAAGACCAAAGAAAAGCAAACGCAACTGAGTGCCATTGGGGTCGTGCCTGTCGTTATTAATAGTGACGACAATCACCGTGAGGACGATCCTAATTGGCACAACATTGGCGAGGAAAGTTATTTCACTGCTCAATTTTTAAAAGCAATTGAGTTGTTTGATGCTGATGTCATGTTTCATATACAAGCAGATGCATCTTATAGTGATTGGAAAAAGTTATACGATGATGCTGAAAAATATTATGATGTAACGGATTGGGGCATTTATGCTCCGAATGTAGATTACACTTGGTATGATTCTACTCGCACAGATGTCAACACTTTAGATTTTCCTATCGATAAATTAAAAATTGTTGCTAATACAGATTGTACTTGTTGGTTTATTCATAAAGATGTAATCAATTGGTACAAGGAACGCAACTTAGATTTTAGCCAATATAAAATGGGATGGTGCTGGGATATTATTTTCCCTGCACTATGTTTTATTAATAAGAGACCTGTTGTGAGAGACTATGCTCATACTATAGAACATCCAAGAGGAACAAATTATAATACAGATCAAGCAGAACAAGAAATGTGGCATTTGTATAATAGTTTAACACCTGATGTAAAAGAAGCATTTGGTCTTATTAAAAATAATAAAGACGGTCTATCTAAATATTATACTTAAAATGAAAAAAATTATATCATTTAGTTTGTGGGGAGACAACCCTAAGTATTGTGTTGGCGCAATTAGAAACGCCCAGTTGGCAAGAAAGTTTTTTCCAGAATGGACTTGTCATTTTTATTATGATCAAACTGTACCTAAAATTTACATTGCAGCATTAGATGAATTTTCTAATGTGGAAACAATTAAAATTGATAACGGTTCATTTGGTGCATTCTGGAGATTTTTCTCAATGCAAAAAGATACTATTGTCTTATCGAGAGATACTGATTCTAGATTGTCTTTAAGAGAAAGACAAATTGTAGATGAATGGTTAGATACAGATAGTAAATTATCTGTTATACGAGATCATATTAACCATTACGAATTTCCGATACTTGCAGGTATGTGGGGAATTAAAGATGGGTTGCCACACAATCTAGCAGAAGGCATTAAACGATATTGGTCTACGCATCAATATCTAGTTGACCAGTTCTATTTACGAGATATGGTTTGGCCTGCTTTAAAAGACGATGCGATGGTACATGGTATTAAAGAACGCGTCTGGATGCGTGAAAGTTATAAAGAAGTTGGCCGAGACTTTATAGGACAAACATATGACGAACACGAAAACTCTATATATGATCCTGCATTAGTATGACAAAAATAATAGTACATCATCACACTGGTCTAGGTGACCATTTTATATGTAATGGCTTGGTTCATGCATTAACGGATCACTACGATATTGACTTAATATGCAAGAAACATTATACTAAGACAGTGGAACATTTATATGAGGACTTCCCTAATATAACAATTATTCCTGTTGAAAATGAAATGGAAGATTGTTTAAAGCATGCTCAACAAACATCTCATGCTTTAATGAGAGTCGGCTTTGAAAATTGTGACTATGATAATTTTGAAGAATCATTTTATACTACATCAGGTATTAATCCAAATGATGAATATGATAGATTTGTTTTGCCAACAAGATTAGATGGTTCATTAGAGTTATATAATAAAATAACTAGCAAGCTAGGAACAGACTATATTTTTATGCACAATGCAAGTAGTTATGGTAGTTTTGATCTCAAGATTAATTCTAATTATCCTTGTCATGTTGCCATTAAAGAAGATACAGATGATGTATTAGATTATGTAGATACAATTTGTAATGCAAAAGAAGTTCATGTGATTAACAGTGGTATAAACAATTTAGTATTCCAGTTATTTTATAAAGATAAAATTAAAGGGAAAGTGTTTTATCACAACGCAAGAAAACCTAATATGGGTGGAATTGTAGTAAAAGTACCTGATGGTATAGAGGTTGTAGAATATGAGTAAAAAGGTGACGGTGATTACACCCACAACAGGATCAATTTATTTAAAAGATAATCTTCGTTCTGTTTCTGAACAAACTTATGATAATGTAGAACATCTTGTAGTTATTGATGGCCCTGGTTATATTAAGAATGCGCAACAAGTTATAGGTGGTTATGATGGAAAAACTGTTTTATGTCTTCCAGAGAATACTGGGGCAAATCAATACAACGGACATAGGATATATGGTTCTATGTCTTATATTTGTAATTCAGATTATCTCATTTTCCTAGACGAAGATAATTACATTGATCCCACACACATTGAGACATTAGTTAAGGTTGCGGAGAAACATGACTGGGCGTTTTCTCTGCGAAAAATTATAGACAAAGATAGTAATTATATTTGTAATGATGATTGCGAAAATCTTGGCTTATGGCCAACCTGTCTAAGTGAACAGGAATTGTTTGTTGATGTTGGTGCATATTTTTTACCAACGCCTATAGCAATACAAATCTCTCCTTTATGGTATAGGAGAGCTAGACATCCTGACGATCAACCTGAAATAGATCGTGTTATTATGCAAGTTCTACTTCAGTATGGATTTACCTACAATACGAATGGTGAGTATTCTCTCAATTATAGAGTAGGTAATAGAGCGGATTCCGTGCAAGCAAATTTCTTCTTGCAAGGAAATAAATTTATGGAACAAAAGTACAAAGGTGATTATCCGTGGCGAAAGAAGTAAACTACAAATACAACGAAGGCGAATTGTTAAAAGAATTCAAACAATATATTGATGCTACTTATGGTGAGCATTATTCTTTGAACAAATTCCAAGCAACAGAATTTATAATTGATAGCGGTCACGGTGTAGGGTTCACCGTCGGTAACGTGATGAAGTATGCACAAAGATACGGCAAGAAAGCCGGAAGCAATAGACAAGACATACTAAAGGTGTTACACTACGCAATGATGCTATTATATGTACATGACATTGAAACCCAAGGAGCTAAATAATGCAAATAAGTAATGAAACAATCCAAATCTTGAAGAACTTTGCGGCGATTAATAGTAATATTATGATTCGCAAAGGTAAGACTTTATCTACAATTAGTACAGCAAAAAACATTTTTGCTAAGGCTGAAGTCGTAGAAGATTTCCCCACAGAAGTAGCTGTATATGATTTGAACTCTTTGTTGGCGTTGCTAACATTAATGGAAAATCAAAATGTTGAGTTTGGTGATAAGAGCCTAAACATTTCTAAAGACAACGGCAAATTTGAGTACTTCTATTCTAGCCCAACAGTTATTGTTGCGGCACCTGACAAGAGCATTGAGATTGATAATCACTATCAGTTTAAACTCTCATCTGAAGATGTTAATATGATTATGAAGGCAGCTGCTATCACAAGCTCACCTACAATCACAATCTCCAGTAAAGGTGACGACGTTTCTTTAACTATCGGTGATAAGAAAAACGACACAGCAAATACCTACAAGAAAGTAATTGGTAAAAGCGAGCATTCTTTTGATTGCCATATGGCAGTTGAGAACTTTAAAATTTTCCCTGACGCATACACAGTTACAATTTCAAAGAAGAAAGCTTTTCACTTCCAACACGCTACAAAAGCAATTGAGTATTTCATTGCAATGGAACCCGACTCTATTGTTTGATGCATTTTGACTGCGCTATAAAAATCGCGCAAATTTAATATTATGGAGTTATTATGGATTATCGTGAAAATGAGTTTTTGTGGGTTGAGAAGTATCGACCACTCACATTAGAAGATTGTATTTTACCTGCAGACCAAAAACACATCTTTCAGGAGATGTTGTCTAAAGGGGAGATTCAAAATATGCTATTGTGCGGTGGTGCCGGTATGGGTAAGACCACTATTGCCCGAGCATTGTGTGAAGAATTAGAAACAGATTATATCATCATTAACGGTTCAGAAGAATCTGGTATTGATGTTCTTCGTACAAAGATTAAACAGTTTGCTTCTACTGTATCATTCAGTGGCAAACCTAAGGTTGTTATTTTAGATGAGGCAGACTATCTAAATCCTAATTCTACACAACCTGCATTGCGAGCATTCATTGAAGAATTCTCGTCAAATTGCAGATTCATTCTTACTTGTAACTTTAAGAATCGAATCATTCCTCCGCTTCATTCTAGAACAGCGGTCATCGAATTTAAATTGCCTAAAAGTGAAAAGCCAAAGATTGCATCCGCATTCTTTAAGCGTGTCATGGAAATTATGGCAATTGAGAATATCGAATCGGATGGCAAAGTCATAGCAAAAGTGATTGAGAAGCATTTCCCTGATTATCGAAGAGTTCTAAACGAACTTCAGCGTTATAGTGCATCTGGTAAAATTGATGAGGGTATTTTTGTTAGTCTCGGTGAATCTAATATGCAAGAACTAATCTCATCGTTAAAAGATGGAGATTGGAAAAAGATGCGTACGTGGGTTGTTAATAATATTGACAATGATCCACAAACAATCTTTAGAAAATTATATGATACATTGACCGATCATGTAACACAAGTACCACAGCTTGTTCTATTGCTTGCAGATTATCAGTATAAAGCAGCATTTTGTGCAGATCAAGAAATCAATCTTGTAGCTTGTCTAACAGAGATTATGGCAGCGGTTGAATTTAAATGAACGATTTATTGAAACCCACATTTGATTGGATAAAAGATGATTTTAATTCTCATCCTTTTCGCTTTATCGTTGAGCTTGTTGCTTGGGCTATTAGTATTGGTTGTTCGATTACCATGGCTGTTACTGTTCCCACTCCGCCCCTTCTTACTCTCTATCCTATATGGATTATCGGCTGCAGTCTCTATGCTTGGGCTGCTTGGACTCGTAAATCTTTTGGTATGTTGGCCAACTATCTCTTGCTTACCACTATAGATACTATTGGGCTCATAAGGATGGTAATATGAGTCTATTTGGAACCCCTGTCGAAAAACCAGCAGAAGTTCCATATAAGGCTCCTGCAATTTCTCCCTTTGATTTTATCAATGCTATACATTATAGCAAAGATAAGTTGATTGTGGATGATTGGTCTGAGAAACAATATAACTCATATATTATTAATAAGGGTTTATCTTACGGGCATGATACAGTAATTCCCGCAAATGAGATGAATTCTAGACCCCATCTTGACAAAATCCTACAATTTGATTTTCTTATAAATATTATTAGGCCCAAAAAAAGATTCAATAAATGGATCAAGGCTGAGAAAATCGATGACTTGGAAGTTGTAAAAGAATACTATGGCTACAGCACAGAAAAAGCCAAACAAGTGTTACCACTGCTCAATGACTCGATTATTATTGAATTGAGAAAAAGAATAACAAAAGGTGGTAAGAATGACTACTGACATTATAAACATTGACTTCCCTGGGTATCATCCCTTAGAAGTCATATTAGCTGAACCGGATGATTTTTTAAAAGTACGAGAAACTCTAACTAGAATCGGTGTCGCTTCTAGAAAAGATAAAATACTATATCAATCTTGTCACATACTACACAAGCAAGGCAGATACTTTATTGTTCACTTTAAAGAGCTATTTGCTTTAGATGGAAAAACGGCTGACCTATCAGACAACGATTTACAAAGAAGAAATACTATTGCTAAGTTGCTAGTAGACTGGGGCTTAGTTAAAATTAATAATCCAGAGCATTTCTTAGATTATGCTCCACTTTCACAGATCAAGGTTATTTCCCACAAGGAAAAAGATGAATGGAAAATGGAAACAAAGTATAACATTGGCAAGAAAAAGTTAGCTGTTAGCACTAAATAATAATATCCCCGGGATGGGAAACGCAGCAATCGGTGTGGGCTGTATAAACCAGAAGCCGACCTATTTTAATCCCACTACCTTGGGAACGTCTAAAGCTGGTACAACGTATGGTACCCCTGTAGTCAGTAAGCAGGATCAACGCTATGCCTTCGGGGTAGCAAATTTTAAAACTCGCTTAATAGGAGAACTATATGTTTTACGCAAACATGGCTATCGATTCAATTCAAAACGCCAAAATCAACTTCCTCAAACAAACAGTCAAGGAAGATTCTCTTCAAAAACCTCTAATCGATTTTGTTGAAGCACAACGTGTTTTTACAAAGCAAGTCGCCAAGACTTCTAACGATGTAATGAACATTGCTTCAGAAACTTTTGCTAACGCAATTAGTGGTATAACAAATAAAAAGGGAGAGTAATATGACATTTGTTAAAGACGTTTTTGGTCGTGATATGTTCAAAGACTTTGACAAACTATATGTTGGCTTTGACGATCAATTCAACAAGATGGCTAAAATCCATGATGATCTAACAAAGAGCATCCCAAATTACCCACCTTACAATATTAAGAAAACCGGCGATAACACTTATGTTATTGAAGTAGCAGTTGCAGGTTTTGCAAAGCAAGACATTGAGATTGAACTTGATAACGGTAAGATGATTATCAAAGGCAATGTACAAAATGCGGAAGAGGAAGAAACCTTCTTATTCAAGGGTATTGCTAACAGAGCATTTACTCGTGCATTTACACTTGAAGATCAGATTGAAGTTAAAGATGCTGAAATGTTCAATGGCATGCTTAAAGTATTTTTGGAAAGAATTATTCCAGAGCACAAGAAGCCAAAGAAAATTGAAGTTAAAGACTCTGAAGTAAAAACAAAGACTGTAAAAAAATCTAAGCCACAGTTACTTACAGAAGACGAGAATCTATAATGAACAATGATCTAAAAGAATTTGAAGGAGTTCATGTTCCTTCGATGAAAGACTTTTGGTCATGGGTAAGCAAGGCGTTTAAACCTTCATATCAAGATGAAGTTGAAATGTATTTAAAAGATGCGGTAGATCATAAAGATTTGCAGTACAGAGTAGATACATTAATGCGTAGAGGTTTAATATGAAATTCATTAAAGCTTTTATAGCAATCGTTCAAGAAGTACGACAAAGATTATCCACACGAAGAAGTAAATTAGAATTCAGAGGTGACTAATTTGTCTAAGCAATTACTAAAATCTTTTATAGAGTATTGCGATCAATGGCTAGAAGTTAGGCATTTATCTATTATGCAAAATATAAGAGTTTGGTATTAATAACGGGGGCTTCGGCCCCCAACAACTGGAGAAAAAATGATTGAAGTGATTAAATTAGTTACCGGCGAAGAAATTGTCGGCGACACAAAATATGAACAGAACAAAGTTATTGTTAAAAAGCCGTGTGCTGTTATGTTGGTTAATTCTAAATCGACACCCGACCAACATTCAATGGCATTGATTCCTTATGCAGGATATACTAAAGATCATATTATTCATATTGATAAACGATCTATTGTGTGGAATGCTGAACTACAAGATGATGTATATAATCAATACAATGCAATCTTTGGTACAGGTATTCAGATTGTGTCCGGGGATATTCCTAGACCAAGGACTATACCTAAAGCACCTTAATGCAAAGGTAGGAATGGCGGGTTACCCCGCCATTTTTTATGTATAGTTTTTAAAATTTACTGTTTTTCTAATTTACTAATGTAGTTGGCCATCAGGTGATCAAACACACCAATAAACTTTTGTCCTTTTGCTCTGGCTCGAAGTCTACTGCGAGCCATGTCTTTTACTCGCTGCCACGGGGTTAGATCTCTAAACTTGCCATAAAAATTCATATACATATGAGTTCCATGATGTCTAAATCCCATAAGTCTAAATGGGACTTTGGTTACATCATCGCAGTTGTTCTGTACTCTATAGTGGTCTACAGTTAAGCTCTTGACAAACTCGCCATTGCCAACTCTAGGACTTCCAAATGTTATTAATGCAGTTACGCGATCTTGTATGCGGCTAGCGGCGATAGTAGCCATAGCAGCACCGAGACTGTGCCCAGTTACATAGATATTGCCTGGATTGTCTTCTAACTCTTTAGAGATACTGGGCCATATCTTGTTGATCTCACCTTTAAAACCTACGTGTACTTTGCCACCGCAGGCTTCAATGTTCTTACCAGACTTCAAGTCTGCTAGCACATCTGACTTTTCGGTTACTTCGGTACCTCTAAATGATAGCACAGTTATTGTGCCATTGGTTAGCAGGTATGCTTGCGCACCATCAATGTTAAAGAATTTAATAATTTTATATCCCAGTGCTTTGAACTTAGCAGTTGACGCATCGGGATTGTCGTAGGTAGTTGCAGATATTTTTGCAAATTCTAATAGTAGTTCTGTTTTCATTTTTAGAACCAAAGGAATAAGCCTTGGGCTGAAAGCAATATGCCTAAGCCCGCAACAAAGAAACTACCCCAGAACATCCCCATACTAACTGCTAAAATACTTGCGGATAATACGACAATGCTTAATTGGTACATAGTGCTTGCATATCCAATCCATGGACTACGTTTCTTAGCCTCATCTCGCTCGGCTTCTAAAACACGAGCTTTTTCCATTAACTCTTTCTTACCTTCACCGCTAGCAGGATCGCTTTCGTAACGATCAATCTTGGCCTGCAGTTTAGCCATCTTTTCTTTGTCATTACGATATGTAGCATCGTCTAATGATTGCTCTGCTAGAGTTTGTTTAATGCTCTTAGCTTGATAGAATGCCCAGACGTTGTTTGCTTTAATTGTGTTACCTAATGTTAAGCTACTTAATGTACCACCATACCAAGCATTGACAGCAAGCAATAATGCAAATACAGAAATAACCATACCGGCTTTATCTTTTAATTTTGCTTCGCGTTCGCTACGAGATCCGACCGGAGGTTTTGGTGCGTCCGGGTCTTTAGGTTGTTTGTTAATTAAATTTAATACTGAATCAATTAATGCCATTTTTACTGTCTCCTTTGTTAATCTTTTTTATTTATATTATCCTGGTAAAAATCTACCTATTAGTCCGTTGACTATTTTGTCTGACAAATCGTCTGGTAGAAATTTAAGAAATCCTAAGAAGTATAGTGCGACACAACCATACACAAATATTTTTAAGCACATATCAAATGTTTTTTGGTATTCGTTCATCTTCCGCACCTATTACCTGTTTGGCAAAACTGCATTAGTTCATATCCACCAATAAACAATATGAACAAGACAAAAGCGGCTCCGCCAAGTATCATTGCCCATTCATTTAACTCTTCTTCTTTTTGTTTACGCTTACGTTCTTGGTCGTTGAACATTCTTATATCATTAGCATCGTCTGCATCCATTTCTGCTTGACGAGCTTTGATCTTGTTCCAGACATCTATTTTACCCGTCTGCATAAACAACATCTTTAGTTCTTCTTCAAAAGCCCTAGCCTGTTCTAAAGCCATTTCAATCTGAAGTGCGGTTCCCATGTTGGAACCTTTCTTAGATTTTTTGGCCTCAATTAATGCTTTAGTTGCAGTACTCTTAGCATCAAACATTTTCCCAATCATAGGAGCAAGGGATCCCAGATCGTTAGCTACTTTACTAGCTTTCTTAACCATGCTTATTGCAGATTGTATACCTGCAAGTGCTGTCATTGGATCTATCATTTTTTCTTCTCCTCTTTTTCTTTTTTACGCCATTCTAAACAAACCACTTTTCTACTGTATACATCTCCGCTCCAAGTCCACCTGATACACTCGGGCTGTTTAGCGTACATATAAAGGGCTAGAGCAGTAGCAAACATTATTTGTTTGCCAGTGGGTTATCAACAGCTTTTTGAATCTTAGCGTCGACTTCTTTCTTTAACACTTCAACTTCTCTAGATATTTCTTTACGAGCATCCGCCATTTCTTTACGAATAGCATTTACTTCTCCTCTAGCTTTATCTAAATCTTCACGAATATCTTTACGAGCCTGGCGCATTTCTTGCTCCGTCTCTCTTTGAGCTTGTTTTACACCCCGCTCTACCTGTTCAGTGACTGTTTCATTACGACGTATATCATTCTTTAGATCAGTCTTAATGTCTCGAGTATAGTCAGATGTTTTAGAACTGTTTTCTTCTATAACAGCTAGACGTTTATCAAACCCTGATAAATCCGGTGCTTCGTATGATGCAATCTTTTTCTTCATACCAACGTAATCTTTATATACTTCAAATGTACCGTATAAACCACCTAGTATAGATGACACAATAGTAGCAGCGACCATTAATTTTGCAGGCGTGAATTCATATCCACCAACACTAATAACAGTATCTTTACTTGCATACTTCTTAACTGCCGCTTCTGCTTCGTCAATCTTAGCGTTTACGTTTTTAATTTCTTCTGTCATTTTTTCTCCTAGTTTATTTTAAAATTAGATAACATGCGATACCAATTAAAGATACAACTAGTAAAATGCCACACACTAATTGATAGATATATTCTTCTTGGTCCATATTATTTGTATTGTTGATTGACCATGTCTTGATGTAACTTATCAGAACTTAATTGTCTTAATGCTCTTGCATTGTCTACAGTCTTTTGATTCTTATAAATTTCTTTTGGTGTATAGAATGCAACATCTGGAATCGCAGTAAAATATTGTGCATAATTTGCGGGTTGTTTCGCAATTGATTCGATAGTTACATTTCCTGCGGCTTCATTGTTTTGCACGTTCTTTTTAACTGTATCATTCTGCTGCGAGCCATTATCCATTTGTGTTAAGAATGATTTAGAATCCATAGCATTGTCAACTGGACCTTTATATCCAAATTTTATTCCTTCTGTCGTTGGCAATTCAATTTGAACTGGTGCATATCTTGTCGGTGCAACTAAACTGTACGACACTTGTGGTGTTACCATTGCAACATTAAACTCTTGTCTTGTAGTGTTTTGAATATTGTATTGCTGTTGCTGAGTTGTTACGTTAGAAGTGATTGTATCGGACTGCATACCCATGCTACCACTATTGATAGACTGTTGAAGTCTCGCAGAGTTTGATGCGGAGTTTCCCTGTTGATTGCCTTGCATTGATACAGATGCCCCTTGCAATTGTGTGACCGATTGTGTACCTGCCGATAGTGATGTTCCTGTTTGTGATGAACCGCCACTATTTGCAATGCTCTGCGACTGTACATCACCTGCAATTTTTTCTGCTTGTTGTTTAGCAGTCTCACCCGCAGAAAATGCTTGCGCATCAGCCGCTTGCACTACAGATTTTTCTAGTGCCGCAGTCTTTTCTTGATTAGAACCAATCATATTAAGAACTGACGACAGAGATACTGTTGATTTTGAACCGCCTGAAGAATCGGACACTTCACCTACTTTAGTTTGTTGCCCGTTTGGTGCAGGTTGTGTAGATGCAACTTGCGATGCTGGTGCTGGTGCCCCCATGAGTGCAGGACCTGATGGCGGCGGTGGTGGCGGTAAACCTTCAGGGGGCGGAGGACTTCCAGGTGGCGGAGGAGGCCCACCGCCATAAGTTCCAGTTGGCGATATTGCGACATTATCAATGATTGTTATAGTTCCTGATGGTGTTGTATCTGTTATTGTGGATGGTGTTGTAGTCTTCGGCAGTAATTTATTTAATGCATCCAAATATCCAGGACAAGTTGGACTATACATTGGATTAGTTGCACATGGGTCTACAGAATATTTCAAACTGAAATTAACATTGTAGACTTCTGGTCCATATGGTCCTGCCCAAAAGTTATTGTCTCTACCGATAAATCCATACTGCACTTGACCTATAGAAGTCACCGCCAAAGGTTTCGTGAATGTTTCCCCAAAATTAAAATCTGTCCAATTGTATTTGTAAGATAGATTCCAAGAGTTACCATACAGTAAATTATTTGCGGCTCTACCATTAGTGTTATCCCAAAAGCGAACAAGTGCTGTCAGTTGGTCGACACGACCATCATCCCAACCATTACCATTCTTTGCAGTAAATCCAAAATTATATCCATTGACTTGAAGTCCCGTAGCAGAAGGTAGTAATGTTGAAATATGCTGTTGTTGATACAGATATGTTGAACCATAAGAGAAGTTGATGTTGCCTCCCGGACGCACGATAGCATTCGGTCCACAGTATCCCGTATCACCCTGTTGCCCCCAACAAGTTAGATTGTCTTGATAAACACCACCAACCCAAGGCGTAGGTCCACCTTGAGGAGTATTCAATACAATATTCCCCGTATTGTAAACCTGCGTTGGGTCTAGTGTTTGTGATTTACTTAAAAGCGGCGTGAACGAGAACGCCAAGCAAAGAGCCAAGCCCAATGTTTTTAGCAGTTTCATATTTGTTCTCTTTTTCTAATTGAGGTATTTTATCTTTATTTTCTTCCCATGCTGTTTTTGCCTGTTCACCTATTTTGCCATCATATGGGCAAGGTGTGCCAGCCGCCATCATAGCATCAAACACTCTTCTATCTTGACACATAGTAGCAACTGCGGCTACCTTCATACCCATATCAAAAAGAGTCTTAGATAATTTTAATCGTTCACAATTCAAGTCTCTGATAGTGCCACCGGAAGATACGCCAAAGATTTGAGTCTGTACAGAACCAGATGAACCAGTTGAACACAAATCATTATTACCACCACTCATCATTGCGGGTGCTACAGCAGTGGGTGGAGGTTGAATCACACGCTGAGTAATTGTGGTTTCATTGATGTTACGGTTAGTCATATCACCAGAATTGATGTTCTGATTCACATTAGCATTTTGATTCACGTTTGTGCTAGTGCTAGTTGACGCATTGACGTTATTGTTATTGTTCGTCATTGTGCCAGTATTTTCATTCTTATTCACGTTGTTGCTAGTCGTTGTATTGACGTTTATATTTTTATTATCACTAGTTGATACGTTGTTGTTGTTATACGTCATTGTGCCAGTATTTTCATTTTTATTAATATTGGTAGATGTACTGACGCTATTGTTATTGTTGTTGAACGTTTGGGTTCCACTATTAACATTTTCGTTTCTATTGACGTTATTACTAGTCGTTGTATTGACGTTATTGTTATTGTTCGTCATCGTTCCGGTATTGACATTGTTATTATTGTATGTCAAAGTGCCAGAGTTAACGTTGTTATTGTTTAACGTCTGAGTGCCACTATTTACGTTATTGTTCGTATTGACGTTCGTGGATGTGCTAGTGCTTGCGTTGTTATTGTTGTTCGTATTAACGCTAGTGCTATTAACAGTTGAATTGCTTGTAGCATTGCTGTTGCTTGTAGCATTGCTATTGCTATTAACTGTACTGACACTATTTGAAGTGCTGTTGGTATCTACCAACGTTTTACTATCGTATGTTCCCTGATTTATGAGACTTGTAGTCCCTGTCGTTGTTCCTCCAGTTGTGCTAGAAGTTCCACTTGTCGTTTGAGCCGATACGGTTCCAAACATCATAACAAAAAGTGCCATTGCAGCAACCTTTTTGTATAACATTTTTTTATCCTTTTTATTGATTTTCTATTGATTTATCTCCTGATACATATTATAATTGCTATATTATTTATGCCTTTAGGAATGTCTCATGAAATTTTATACTAGTGTCAACCAATACGGAAACAATATCCTTGTACGTGGGGTAAATAATGGACATAAAGTACAAGATAAAGTGCCGTTTAAACCATCTTTGTTCGTTAAATCTGCAGTCGAATCAAAGTATAAATCTCTTTTTGGTCAGCCACTAGGCGAAATTAAATTCGAAAGTATCAATGAGGCTAAAGATTATGTGTCTAGATATAAAGAAGTTGAGAACTTTCCTATTTTCGGCAACACAAACTATGCATATCAATATATATCTTCTGCCTTTAAAGACGATGTAGAATTTGACATTTCTCAAATTAATATTTGGACAATTGACATTGAGACCACTGCCGATCTAGGATTCCCTGATGTTACGAACCCGCAAGAACAGATACTGCTAATCTCTATTCAAGATTATCAAACAAAGCGAGTAACTACTTTTGGTGTGCATGCTTGTGAAAAAGTAAACGACAGACACACATACATTCATTGCGATGACGAAGTTGATCTATTAAAACAATTTGTAGAATATATCAATGAGGATCACCCTCATATTATTACAGGTTGGAATGTGGAATTTTTCGATATTCCATATCTGTGTAATCGAATCTACAAGATGTTGGGTGAAGATTATTTAAAACGAATTTCTCCCTGGAAAGTAGTTAACGAAAAACGAATCACCAGAATGAAAAAAGAAAGCGTTGCTTTTGAAATTCTAGGTATTGCTGTTCTTGACTATTTGGATTTGTATAAAAAGTTTACTTATACTGCGCAAGAAACATATAAATTGGATCACATTGCCAAAGTAGAATTGGGCAGAGAAAAATTATCGTATGATGAGTTTGATTCTTTTACCGCATTCTACAAAGGCAATTGGCAAAAGTTTGTAGAGTATAACGTCATTGACTGCGAACTTGTAGATCGACTTGAAGATAAGATGCGTCTTATTGAATTGATTATGACAATGGCGTATGATGCTAAATGTAATTATGTAGATATTTTTTCTGCAGTAAGAACTTGGGATTGTATTTTGTATAATCAACTACTCAAGAAAAACATTATTGTTCATCAGAGAGAGCACAAGGCAGGTAGAAATATTGCAGGTGCGTATGTGCAAGAACCAAGACCAGGCAAATATAATTGGGTAGTGTCTTTTGATGCGACAAGTTTGTATCCTAGTATTATTATGCAATATAATATGTCACCAGAAACTCTTGTTAAAGATTCTAAATACTTTGATGTGCAAATGAAAGATCTTCTTGCAGGCAAAGAGGATACATCTGATCTAACAAATAAAGATTATTGTATGGCGGCAAATGGTAGATGTTTTACCAGAACAAAGCAAGGTGTATTTCCTGAGATTGTTCAGAAATTGTTTAACGATCGAACACAATATAAAAAATTGATGTTGGTAGCGCAATCCAAATATGAGGAAACAAAAGATCCTATTTGGCAAAAAGAGATTTCGAAGTATAATAATTTTCAGATGGCTCGAAAGATTCAGATGAATTCATTATTCGGAGCAATGGCAAATGAATTCTTTAGATTTTATGATGACAATATTGCTGAAGGTATTACTCTAACAGGACAATATATTATTCAGAAGGTCGGTGTTGCTTTGAATGCTTATTTGAATAAAGTATGTGGTACAACAGATTACAATTATTCCTTTTATTCAGATACAGACTCTTGTTATGTTACATTTGCTCCTTTGGTTGAGAAGTTCTATAAGAATCAATCGCCAGATAAAATTGTAGATATTTTGGATCAAGTGTGTGAAGCAAAGATTCAAGAAGTATTGAACAAAGTCTGTAATGAAATGGCAGAATATACTAATGCATTTGATAAAAAGATTTACTTCAAGCGAGAAGCGATTGCGGAAACCGGGGTATGGGTTGCCAAGAAACGATACGCTCTGAATGTTTATAATAATGAAGGTGTAAAATACGCAGAACCAAAATTAAAGGTTATGGGATTGGAGATTGTTAGGTCATCTACTCCCGAACCTATTAGAGAAGGTCTGCGAAAAGCTGTTAAACTTGCTCTGACATCTACAGAAGATAAGATACAAGAATATATTAGAAACTTTCAAGCAGAATATAGAAAGATGAAACCTGAAGACATATCTTTCCCCAGGGGTGTTAATGGGTTAGATAAATATACTGACAGGGCAAATATATATAAACAAGCAACCCCTATGCACGTAAGGGGAGCTCTGCTCTATAATTTTTATTTAGACAAATATGATTTGAGTAAAAAATATGAGAGAATCAAAGAAGGCGATAAGATCAAATTCATTTATTTAAAAGAACCAAATACCATCGGCGAAAACTGTATAGCTTTTACTAGTGTCATTCCTGCCGAATTTGATTTATTAAAATATGCTGATTATGAGACAATGTTTGAGAAATCATTCTTGGAACCCATGAACACAATTTTAGATGGTATTGGTTGGTCGGCAAAGCCGCAAGCAACTTTAGAAGGATTATTCGGATGAAAAAATTATTACTAACACTCACATTTTTATGTTGTGCATCTTTAGCTTATGCACAAAAGACTCCCAAAGGAGTAACATATGATGCTAAAATTATACGAGCAACAGACGGTGACACTGTAGTCATTTCTGCACCATATTTGCCTCCACCATTAAAGCCTGAATTAGCTGTTCGTATTTTTGGTGTCGACACTCCAGAAAAAGGATTCAGAGGACAATGCGATTCCGAAAAACAAAGAGGAGAAGCAGCTAGCGCATTTACAAAAAATGCAATTGCAAGCACACAGAAACATCAAGTTATATTATACGGCTGGGACAAGTTCGGTGGTAGAATTTTGGGTGATATTATTTTAAACGGAACAAGTTTGCGGTCTGAATTAATTAAAAACGGATTTGCTAGAGAATATTATGGAGATGCAAAACAAAGTTGGTGCAACTAACTATTGACTTTTTGCTATGTTTATTATATAATAATGTATTACTTAAGGAGATACAATGTCTTTACTTGACAAATTGAAAAAGAATTCTACAATCAAAGAAACGGAAGTTCTTAATAAATCAAAGTTCTTTAATAAAAAGGACATGATTCAGACAACCGTTCCGATGATTAATGTTGCCCTTTCGGGTAGTTTAGAAGGTGGTTTAACACCTGGACTTACTGTCTTTGCCGGTCCGTCTAAACATTTTAAAACAGCGTTCTCGTTGTTATTGGCGAAGTCTTATTTGGACAAATATGAAGATGCTATTGTTTTATTCTATGACTCTGAGTTTGGTAGCCCTCAGTCTTATTTTGATTCTTTCGGGATCGATACCAATCGAGTACTCCATACTCCCATCACGGACATAGAGCAACTAAAATTTGATGCAATGTCTCAGATTAATAATATTGAGCGTGGCGATCATGTCATTATCATTATTGACTCTGTAGGTAATTTGGCTTCTAAGAAAGAAGTTGAAGATGCCCTTGAAGGTAAGTCTGTTGCAGATATGACTCGTGCTAAACAGATGAAATCTTTGTTTAGAATGGTAACACCTCACTTAACGATCAAAGATATTCCGATGATTGTTGTTAATCATACATATTCTGAAATGGGATTGTTCCCTAAACAGATTGTGTCTGGTGGCACAGGCATTTATTATTCTGCAGACAATATCTTTATTATTGGTCGTCAACAAGAAAAAGATGGTACAGATATTATTGGATATAACTTTATCATTAATGTTGAGAAGTCTAGATTTGTTCGAGAGAAATCTAAGATTCCTGTTGAGGTAACATTCGAAGGTGGTATTAGTACTTGGTCTGGTCTTTTAGATGTTGCACTTGAAGGTGGATTTGTTATTAAGCCATCTAACGGTTGGTACTCTAAAAAGGGACAAGAACAAAAAGTTCGTTTGAAAGACACATACACTAAAGAGTTTTGGATGCCTATTTTGACTTCTAAAGAGTTTAGAGAGTTTATTGAGGCACGCTATAAAATGGCAAGCAATGATATGATGATAAATGATATGGATCAAGTTGCAATAGATGAGGAGTTTGAGAATGCTAGTGAAGTATGAGCCTTGGGTAATTAACGATAAAGATAACGCTCTTTGGGGCGTAAAAATTCTTGAAGGTGAGTTCATAGGAACAGCAATCGCCTTCAATGATTTTGATATGAAGGATGCTTCGGAACAATTGGTTTTAGACTATACCGTGTTTCAAGCGCCCGAAGGTAAAAAGGCCGAAGATATTGAAGGCCCAGAATTTGATAAGACATTGAATTTAGTTGTAATGGATATTTTAGAGAAAGCACTTAATGACTTCGAAGATCGAAAACGTAATTCTACAGAATCTAGCGAATGACGATGAATTCATGAGAAAAGTAATCCCGTTCCTAAAGCGGGATTATTTTTTAGATAACACAGATAAAATTCTGTATGATAAAATTAAAAGCTTTATTGACGAATACAATTCTATTCCGAGTAAAGATGCATTAACGATTGCGGCACAAAATGACAAATCGTTGAGTGAGGATCAATATAAAGAAGTTGTAGAAGCAATTCACAACTTAGATCCTACGGAACATAATAAAGATTGGTTATATAAAGAAACTGAAAAGTTCTGCAAAGACAAAGCAATTTACAATGCTATCCTCTCATCCATTGCTATCATTGATGGTAGAGACAAGGGAAAGTCTGAAGATGGTATTCCGCAATTATTGCAGGATGCTTTAGGAGTGTGCTTCGACAATAATGTTGGTCATGATTATATTGATAGTGCTGATAAACGGTATGAATACTATCACCGAGTAGAAACGAGAATTCCTTTTGACTTAGATTATTTTAACAAGATTACAAATGGCGGGATGCCGAATAAGACATTAAATGTTTGTCTTGCAGGTACAGGCGTTGGTAAGTCTTTGTTTATGTGTCACGTTGCGGCATCTGTTTTGGCACAGAACAAAAATGTTTTGTATATTACTTTAGAGATGGCTGAGGAAAGAATTGCAGAACGTATTGATGCTAATCTAATGAACATCACTATGGATCAGCTTAAAGATTTGCCTAAAGCAATTTTTGATAGCAGGATTGAAAAGATCAGGGGAAAGACTGAAGGCACTTTAATTATTAAAGAGTATCCCACAACTGGTGCACACACTGGACATTTTAAGGCGTTGTTAAATGAACTACAACTTAAGAAACAATTTAAGCCAGATGTCATTATTATTGATTACTTAAATATTTGTGCAAGTTCTAGATTCAAAGCAGGATCAAATATTAATTCCTATACGTTAATTAAATCTATTGCTGAAGAACTTCGTGGGTTGGCGGTTGAAGAAAATGTTCCTATTCTATCAGCAACACAGACAACTCGTAGTGGTTATGGTAATACAGATGTTGAACTAACCGACACATCTGAGTCGTTCGGGTTGCCTGCAACTGTTGACTTTATGTTTGCTTTGATTTCAACTGAAGAATTAGAGCAAATGAATCAGATCATGGTTAAGCAATTGAAGAATCGATATAACGATCCTACATTATATAAACGATTTGTCATTGGTGTAGATAGAGCAAAGATGAAGTTATATGATTTGGAACAATCTGCACAGAAAAATATTATGGATTCGGGAATGAAAGAAGAACAACCCAAGTGGGCACCTACAAACACACCTAGGAAACCATTTGAAAAAGCAACAAGAGACTTTACTAAAATAAGGGTATAAAATGCAAAAACTAACAGGCACTCTTTTATCATCTACAAGACTAAAAAATAAACCATTGCCAGAAATTGCTGAAATTGATTCACCTATACCTATGAATGTTCTTGATATGTTTCCAAAAGCACAAAAAACTACTAGAGTAGAAGGTGGTCTACAGGATGCAACGATTGCAGAAATCAGAAAACAAGCATTTTTGAAATCAATATTAGAAACAAAGTGACATAAATAATATTGTAAATTATCAGAAAGGTAATCATATGATAGTTAGTGTACGAGGAGCTAAAGATAGTCAACTAACAAAGATGCTAAAGTTGGCAGCAAATTCATATGCTGATAAATTACTGTCACCGCAATTGTCTAAAAATATAACTGTACAGGTTAGAATAAGAGAAAGAGGACAAATCAATGCCGGTGGATTCTGCGAGATGGATGAAGATACTAACGTATCTCCTAGATGTTTTAATATTGACATTGGCAGAACAAAAAAGAAAATACATATGTTCACAATTCTTGCTCACGAAATGGTTCATTTAAAACAATGGGCAACAGGCGAGATGAAAGATAGGTATTTAAGAAGAAACTATGTAACTATTTGGAGAGGGGAAACATACCAAGAAGATCATTCTTACTGGGACCAGCCTTGGGAAATTGAGGCATATGGTTTAGAGAATAGTCTAGTTGCAAAATTTTTAATAGAACACGATCAGTTTAAAAATCTTAGACAGAAACAACAGGATTGGTTCGTGTATGAAACAGACGATGAATTGGATGAGTGGAAGACTTAATCATGTAGTTCAATCTTAATTATAAGGAGTAGTAATGGAACAAGTTACCTTTACTTTATATGATGTTATTCAAATTGTTTTAATGTTACTTGCCTGCTTTGCGTGTAAAGCATATGGATATCAAAAAGGAATATCCGATACAGTTGGCTTTTTTGAGGATAAGGGAATAATAGAAATAACCGACGATGACGAAATTCGAAAATCAAAAGATCAATAATAGATAATCAATTAGATAATCATTAATATTAATCTGATAATACCCCATAATCTGGGGTATTATTTTGGCTGAAAAGAACAAAAAAGGCTTGACAACTGATCCAAAAGGTATTATAATAAAGGAACAATGAGGAAAACAGTATGAATTTTTCAGTAGGGTCATCCGTAGCAATTACTACAAAATGGCGATCTAACATACTTGGACAAGAGTTCGACATCAATACCTTTGAGGGTAAAGTTGTACCGAATCCAAAGTGGTTAGATAGTGACTATGTGTCTGTTCATACTGGCAACCCAATGTATCCCGTTTCTCATATCAATAAAAGATTTATTGTTGGTCATGAATTTTCGGATAAAAG